CTCCACCCCAAGTAGGGGGCGGGCAAAACGCCCAAAACCCTGCTCACGGGGGCTGTCGGTGCCCCGTTAGCGGTGCTGACACCTACCTATTCGTTACACAACCCGATGGCTCGATCACTCCATGGTAAGGGGAGATCTTGCCATTCGGACAACGGAATGCTACGCAACACTTCGCGCAGCGGCCCGCTACCCCGGATTGTGTACGACCTGCCCTTGTCAGAGGCAGGTATAGTCTCATCTTTACGCAGACGCGGAAAATAAGGAGGTTCAACATCCCGTAGGACATATCCCCGTTCCCTCTCTTCCGGATCTGCAGCCTCCTCGAACCCACAAAAGTAAGTGGCATAGGCCGTAAAGGACGGTTCAGGGACTCCCTTCTCAGGGTTCCCTTCCTCATCCTGGACAGCTATTCGACGAGGCCGCTCGGCGATCGTTCTGTAACCAAGGAAGGCACCGAAGTGCTCTCCACCCCCGAATCGATACCGGGGGTTGGCCACTGAACGGTCACACCAAAGATGACCATCACCCGCAAACGGCGGGCCGAGGAGCCGAAGCTTCTTGGGGATCTTTTGGATGATCCACGCGTGCGCCTCCAGGAGGCGATTGACGTGGCAAGCCACTGGTAAGTGGCCCGCGAAACTACCGAGGTCAGACAGCCGGTCAGCCATCTGATAAACGGTGTTAGCGGCATAAAACAGATCCCTGATGGTAACCATTTCCAGTTTCCACTGGAACGGCCTGACGAGGTAACCCCTATAGTAATCCATACCGCATGACTCGAAGAACGAGCCGCGCGCGAAGGACTTGTGGTCGTTAATCACAAACCCAGCATGGCTACTCACCTCGGAGAAGAGGTCGAACGCCGCTGTTGGGATGATGACATCATCCCCGTACACACGAACATTCCTGTTCGTCTCGGGCTTGATCCCCAGCGCCTTCATACAGCCAAAAGCGAGGCCATAGAAGAGCAGAGTCTCCAACTCGAACGTGTACGCGTTGCCCATTGAGCTCCACTTGTTGAAGGGATACGAAACCCCCTCGATAGTGTAGCTTTCTGATCGGCAACATTCCAAGAACTCAACCCAATCCATCGGGAGGAGATCCAGGACCAGCATATATGCAATTAGGTCAGACGCACTAGAGAAGTCCACCGTGGCAAGGCCACGATGATACGCCTCACGCGCGAGAATCTGATTGCCCTCTTGGCGATCAAGATCCAACCCGAACGACCGAAGCCGCTCGCGCATATACGACCCAATACCCTTCTGCATCAAGCCGTTTAAGAGCGGCTCAACACAGATAGGGCGATGGGTCTTGGCG